TTACTTGAAGAAAGAATAGGTTTTGCTGAAGGTAATAAAGTTGAAAACCCTGCTGCTAAATATACTGACGACCCTTTTATACAAAAAATAATAATGATTGAAAGTTCTGGTAATCCAAATGCAGAAAGTAAAGCTGGTGCTAAAGGTCTAATGCAGATTATGGCAGAAACTGCTAAAAATCCCGGATTTGGTGTTAAACCTTTTCAAGGAGATAACTTATTTGACCCAAAAGAAAATGTAAGATTTGGCACAGATTATGTTAATAGTTTAATAAAAACAACAGGAAACAAAAGAGATGGAATTATCGCTTATAATTTTGGATATGGTAATTTACAAAAATGGAAAAAAGAGGGTGGAGATTTAGAAAAGTTACCGAAAGAAACACAAAACTATTTAAAAAGATTAGGTTTATATAATAAATGATACTATACACCGAGCAACAACTTGACCAAGCTTGGCATTCTGATTGTAAAAGAAGAACACTAAATGATAAGCCTTGGTTATCAAGAGAAAACTATAGACAACTTTTTGAAGGTTGTTTAGATTTTAAAGTAGCAGGAATGCATCAAGAAAGTAAATATTATTTAAAAACTTTTGATGTTCATATACCAAAACATATTTTAGAAACAATAGACGAAACAATAACTGTAGAATCAGAGGAGTAAGATGGGATTCCCTTTTGAAATAATAACAATGTTAGCATCTACTTTATTAAGTAGTGTACTTAGCCTATGGTCAGAAAGTAGAAAAGCTAAACAACAAGAACAAATGGCTCTAATAACTAGAGGCAAATTTCAACTAAAAGCTATTGATGCAGCTCGTAATGTTAAGAGCCAAGGCTTTCAATGGACAAGACGAATCATAGCTTTAGTTTCTGTTTTTGCTATAGTAGTTTTCCCAAAACTCGTAGCAGTATATTACCCAGAAGTTTCAGTTACTGTAGGATATACAGAGTTTAGACCCGGATTCTGGTTCTTTACCAGTGACGAGGAAGTATTCAAGTGGGTAACTTTTAAAGGTTTAGTAATAACACAACTAGATACAAACCTAGTATCAGCGATTATAGGGATGTATTTTGGTGGTAGCCTAGTAAGAAGATAATGGATGATTTTAAAAAGGTTGTACTAGCCTTTCTAGTATCTTTTTGTTTTTTATTAGGATGGTTTATTGGTAAACTTATACTTTTATTTTACTATATATTTTTTTCACACTTTAGATAATGGATGATTGCAGAGAAAAACTTGAGATAACACTTTTATGCCTTGTATTTTTAGGTATGTTAATTGGGTTGTCAGCTTGACAAATTTGTAAAATAACAGTATAATAAAAAGAGCAATAGGGCAAAAAGCATATTGCATAATTTAACTTGCTTAATAAGGAGTAAAATATGACAAGTAAATTTCTTTTGGATTTAACACATCCATCTTTTAGCAAATCCTTAATCGGATTTGATTCGTTATTCAATGAGCTATCTAAGTTACAAAATTTAGATAGAGAATCTAATAGTTCTTATCCACCTTATAATCTTTATAGGGATGGTGAAATATATACAATAGAAATGGCAATGGCAGGTTTGTCTTCCAAAGATATTGATATTGAATTAAAAGAAAGGGTATTGACTATTTCTTATGAAAAGAAAAATGATGATAATGATATGGCTGTCCATAAAGGTCTAGCTAATCGTTCATTTAGAAGAAGTTTTAATTTAGCAGAAGATATTGTTGTTAATAAAGCTTCACTAAAAAATGGATTACTTTCTATAGTTTTAGAAAAAATTATACCTGAAGATAAAAAACCTATCAAAATAAAGGTTTCTTAATCCAAAAGCCCTCGAAAGAGGGCAATTCTTTCTCTCAGGCTCTTAGAGGCTGTCTAACAAAAATCATAAGATATTCGACTCCTACTATTCCTAATAGTAAAAAAATGTCTTAGAAACGATTCTATGAGGTCAATTTTTTAAAAAAGTTAATTTTTTAAAGCATTTATCTCATTTTCTATATGATGATGTATTTTATCTATTTTAGTTCTACCTTCTCTAATTATTGTTTGAATAACTCTTAAATCATGTCCAGAGAAAACTTTATCAGCATGTTCATAAGGCAATCCTGATATTTCTCTAACTAATTTTCCAGAGGTGTCAAACAATATTCTGTAAGATAGAATGTTTGCTTCTTGGTTATTATCCATTTTATATAAGTTGATTTATTAAATTATTAATTAATAAAGATAAACCGACAGCATTTAATATTATTAATGCTCTATCTTTCCACATTAAGCCAACAACTAACCAAGCACTAACTCCTGTTATAGATAATAGTAAATCGGTATAAATCATACCATCTACTCCTCGCATGGACATAGCAACTAATATTAATATACTACCTGCCCATTTGATATACCAAGATATATCTCCTTTTGGTGTTGCTGACTTAAATATTCTTTTAGAATTTAGTAATTCTTTACTGTCAAACTTTTGTTTACTCATTGTTTTCAATATTAGAAAAAGTTACTAAATCTTGTTTACCTCTTAATCCTGCTTTCATGTAAGTAGTCGCCCTACCTTCAAAGAAGTTTTGATGCTCTATGCCCATAACTTCATCTAACCAAGGTAGAGGGTTATCTTTTTGATTATAGTTAGGTTTTAACCCTAGCTGTAATAATCTTCTGTCTGCAATGTATCTGTTGTATTTATACATATCTTGTTTAGTAAGTCCTTCAATGTCGCCCATCTCAAATACTAAATCTAAAAACTTATCCTCAAGTTCAACCATTTGTCTACAGATGTCGTAAAGCTCTTTCTTAAAATCATCTGTCCATATTTCTATGTTCTCTTGAATAAACTCTCTAAATAGTTTAGTCATGGCTTCAACATGCATTGACTCATCACGAATAGAATATGTTACAATCTGACCCATACCTTTCATTTTACCAAATCTAGGAAAGTTTAACAGTATTGCAAAACTGCTAAATAATTGTAGTCCTTCTGTAAATGCAGAATAAACTGCTAAAGTTTTAGCAATAGTTTCTCTTTTAGCTTTCTTGGGTTTAAAGTTACCAACATAATCATGTTTATCAGCCATCTCTTCATAATCAGCAAAAGCTTTATACTCAACATCTGGCATACCAACTGTATCTAGTAGTAAAGAATATGCATGTTGATGTATTGATTCCATATTAGCAAAAGAACTCATCATCATTCTAGCTTCTGGTTTTTTGAATATAGGCATATACTTATCTATATATCCTGCACCAACATCTACATCTGATTGTGTGAATAATCTAAATATTTGTGTCAGTAGATTTTTTTCATTGTCTGATAAGTCTTGCCAATCTTTTACATCTGTATGTAAAGGTACAGACTCAGGCATCCAATGCATTTGATTTTGTAAAAAGTAGTAATCGAACATCCAAGGATATTCAAAAGGTTTGTAGTATTCTCTAGTTGTTAATAAACTCATTCATCCTCCTCTGTAAAATATGTGTTTAAAACTTCAAGCTTGTCATGGTAATCTGCCATATATCCAAGTTCTTTTTCCATAGTTTCCATAATATCAGAATGCTCTCCTACTCCGACACTTTTATGTAGATAGTTTTCTACATTCATTCTATGTTTATGTAATTGTCCTGTAAAGTATTGTCTTAATACATCAATACTTATGTTTCTAAAATCATCCATATTATTCTAATTCATTCTCTATAAAATCAGCTAAAGTGTTTATATCTGCATCAGATAAAATACTAGCTTGACTCCACATTGTAGAACTCATTCCTCCTCTAGTTTCTTTGTTCCTATACTGTGTTAATGCTTCAATAATATAATCCTCATCTTTACCAATTAAAGATGGGAAAGCTCCTACTCCTTGTCCATTTTGTCCATGACAAGCAGCACAACCACCCCACAAACCTCTAATACTTGAGTAAGGGTCTGCTAATGCTTGTTCATTTTTTTCTTCTAGTTGTTCTAATAAAGAGCCATGTTCTTTAATATAATTATCATAACACTCATCATAACATCCTTGTACTCGACTATATCCTTTGTATTCAAGATTAGTTGTTATATAATACATAATAGATGCTAAGAATGTTATAATTAATATTATGAATTTTAAATCGTTCATGCTTCTTTATCTAAGTTCCACTTAGCTCTTTTTTCGTAGTTAGGTTTAGATATTTTATTCCAAAACCTTCTTCTTTCTGTATCGCTTTTTAAATTAACATACCACTTATGTCCATCTCTTTCAGCATCTAAAAATATGGCTCTTGTAAAAAGTAAAGGTATTATTATAGAGCAATGTATAGCAAAAGATAAAATACTATTGTAGCCATACCAACCTAAATAATAAGTTGCTACTAATCCAAAAAAGAAAGACCATACTGTAAATAGTATTAAAGTAAAGTAAGCTTGAATAGATGGTTCAGGAATATATTTAAGTGGATTATATCTATTATCCATTACAAGTCTCCAACAATCTACTACCCACATTAAAAACTTTCTAAAATATTTCATACTAAACTCCATAAAGATTTTTATATCTTGTTCTCAGTTCCATCAATTCGTCAACATAATCTATTGGATTTGCAACAAACAATTGGAAATGACCATTCTCTAAAGCGACCAGTGCAACAATATCGTCCACTGGTTTACCTGTTAGTTCTTCAACCATGATTGCATATGCAGTCATCTGAAGATAGTAAGTATCTGCATATTCTTCTTTCTTATACTTACTACTTGTTTTGAAATCTATGATACTCAATGCACCATCAAGAATACCAA